TTCAATTTATAGGGTATCTTATTATTAGATACCCTTTTTTTTATACTCATGTATCATTCATCAAAGAAAAAAAAGAAGAAGAAAAAAGGTGGGAGGGATTCACTTAAAATAAAAAAGTACTAAAAAATGACTGTAGCTGCCACCACCGAGCTTGAATCAATCAACATTATGCTTGCTGCAATAGGCGAAGCACCTGTTAACTCTTTAACTGGTACGTTACCTGTTGATGTAAAAATAGCTCAAACTACTTTGACAGAAGTAAACAAAGAAGTTCAATCAGAAGGTTGGTCTTTTAATACTGAAATAGATGTAACTCTTACAAGAGATGGGTCTAATGAAATTAGTTTACCTGCTAATGTTTTGAGAGTAGATGCAAATATACATCAACACCCGACTATTGACCCTATTCAACGTGGGCTAAAGCTATACGATAGACAGAATAATAAATACGAATTTGATGAAGACTTGATTTGTACTGTTGTTTATTTTAGAGAATTTGACGAGATACCAGAACAGGCAAGAAGGTATATGACTATCAAAGCTGCAAGAATATTTGTAGATAGACTTGTTGGAGATGATGGTTTAAGAACATATACACAGCAAGACGAGACAAGAGCAAGAGTTATACTTACAGAAACAGATTATGCCAACGCAGATCATAACTTACTAAGAGGAGATCCTTCTCTTACCAGTATCTTTGATACTTACAATCCTTCTAGTGCTTTAATTAGATAACTATGGCTGTCATATCAAGAGCTATACCTACATTATTGAGAGGTATATCACAATCTTCTGATGCCTTGAAGCAGCCAGATCATGCTGATATACAAGACAATGCTGATAGTAACCCTGTTCTTGGCCTTACAAAACGAAGTGGTTTTCAATATTTAACAGCTTTATCTTCTTCTACTCTTGGCAATGTTCACATACAAACCATAAATAGAGATGCAAACGAAAGATATGTAGCGATATTTAGCAATGGAAATGTAAAAGTTTATGAGTTAGATGGTACAGAAAAAACTGTAAATAAACCTGATGGTACTGCCTACTTAAATACTTCTACACCTAGAAGCGTATTAAAAACAGTAACTATTGCTGACTTTACTTTTGTTGTTAATACCAGTATTACAGCAGCTATGGACTCTACACTAAGCGGTGGTACTGGTACAAAAGCAATTATATTTATAAACCAAGCAACAGCAAATACAACCTATTCTGTAACGATTGATGGAGTGACAGTTACAGACAACACTTCTGGCGATTCTACTCTTAGTACAGATACGATAGCTGCTGATTTAAAATCTGGTCTTGATGCAGGTTTGTCTGGTTTTACTATTGTTCGTAATGGTCCTGTTTTATATGTAAGAAAGAATGATAATTCTGATTTTTCTATAGATGGTAGTGATACACAAGGCGATACTAAAATGACAATAGTAAAAGATTCAGTACAAAGATTTACTGATCTGCCTACTGTATCTCCACATGGTTATGTAGTTGAAGTTAAAGGAGATCAAGATACTAATTTTGATAATTACTATGTAAAATTTGTTGGCAATAATACTACAACTGATGGAGTAGTAGAAGAAGGGCAATGGGAAGAAACTGTAGAAGCAGGTATTAAATTTAAGTTTGATTATGCAACAATGCCGCACGTTCTTGTGCGTCAAGCAGATGGTAATTTTAGATTTGCAAAAGTAGATGGCGATACATATACAATATCTGGTACAACATATACATTGCCTAAATGGGGAGAGAGAACTGTAGGAGACTTAGTATCTGCACCTAATCCTTCTTTTATTGGTAACAAGATTAACAATGTATTTTTCTTTAGAAATAGACTTGGATTTCTTGCAGGGGATAATGTAATTCTTTCAAGAGTATCAGAGTTTTTTAATTTTTTTCCAGAAACAGTTATATCTGTTTTAGATAGTGAACCTATAGATGTAGCTGCTTCTCATACGAAAGTTGCAATCTTAAAAAGTGCAGTCACTATGGGAGAAAGACTTATATTATTTTCTGAACAAACGCAGTTTGTATTAACCAGTTCAGCAGACAACCTTACTCCTAAAACAGCCAACGTAATAGTTGCAACTGAATTTGAGAGTAGTGCAGCAGCACAGCCTGTAGGTTCTGGTAGTTCTATTTATTTCTTAACTCAAAAAGGTTCTTTTGCAGGTATTAGAGAATATATTATTCAAGGAGAATCACAGATAAGAGATGCAGCAAACGTCACAATTCATGTACCAAGACTTATACCAACTAATGTTTTTAAGATGGCAGTATCTACTAACCAAGATATTCTTGTTGTCTTAGGTTCAGACAATCCTAATAAATTATATGTATATAGATGGTTATATGGAGATGGTGGACAGAAAGCTTTGAGTGCTTGGTTTACCTATAGCATCAACACAAACAGGTCTATCTTAAATGTTGATTTTATTGGTACAGATTTGTTTGCTGTTATAGAAGAAGCTAATAAAGTAACCTTAGAAAAAATACCATTTGAAACTGAATTTAGAGAAACTAATGCTAGTTTTGAATATCATCTTGACCATAAGGTAACTGAAGCAACAACAGGAGTATCAGTTTCTTATAGTTCTGGTACTGGTCTATCTACTTTTACAGTTCCATATAGGCTTAGAGCAGACATGAATATTGTTGGTAGATATTTAGGTAGTGGAGAAACAAGCACATTTGTAGATGCTCAAGGCAATACAAAAACTCTTGTATCAGGGCAAGTACTTTCGACTACAAATCTTACAAATGGTTCTACTTCTACAATTACAGCAACAGGAGATTATAGAAATAGTAAGTTTATTATTGGAGAACCTTATGAAATGCACTATAGATTTAGTAAACAAAGACTTACAGAACAAGGTGCAGGTTCCCCTGAGTATGTAGGTGGCAGATTACAAATACATCATTTTTATATTAAATATGAAGATGCAGGGTTTTTTAAAGTAGAAGTAACACCTGAAAATAGAGATACTTCAATTCATAAATTTACTGGTCGTTTACTTGGTTCTGCTTCTGCTGCTATTGGACAGATAAATTTAGATACAGGTACATTTAAAGTACCCATAATGAGTAAGTCTGACAGGGTAGATATAGATATAAAAAACGATACATTTCTTCCTACACGTTTAGCTAGTGCAGAATATGAAGGAGTATTTCATATAAGGAGTAGAAGAATATAGTGGGATATTTAAGAAAATCAAACCTTAAAGATTTTAAATATGTAGTAGATAACATGAGAGTCATGGACAAGATTGAAGCTTTATATCAAACAGGTTTAAGTCCAGAAGATGCTCTTAGTTATACCTTCTTGGGTAGTAAGACCAATATGACTATTGCAGATGATGATGGACAGCCTATAGGCTTATGTGGAGTACAGAAAGATGGTTGTATATGGTGCGTTGCTACAGATGAATTGTTTGATAATAAAAAATATAGAATACAATTAATACGACAAGGTAGAAAATGGGTTGATAATCTACTTGAGTCTTATAAAATACTTTATAATTATGTATATGCAGAAAACACTTCTGCTATAAAATGGTTAAAAGCTCTTGGGTTTACATTTGTAAAACTACATGAGAGTTATGGTTATCAAAAAAAACCTTTTTACGAATTTCTGAGGATTGCCTAGATGTGTGTTGGTGCTGCTTTATTTGGTACAGCCAAAATTGGAGCAGGTATTTCTGCTGCAACAGCATTTAATATTGGCTTAGGACTTACTGCTGCTAATGCTTTTGTTGGTGCTGCTACTGCACGTTCTCAAGCAGAACAAACATATCAATCTGCATTAATAGAAAACAAATCAGCCGAAGATGCTAAAAGGTTAAAACAACAAGCATTAGAAGAAAGACAATCAGAAGAAGCTAAGTCTGCTGCACAAGATATGTTTGCAAAAAACATTGAAGCTTTGCAAGCTAGTAGAGCTATAATTGCATCAGAACGTGCAGGTACAACAATAGGATTATTATTAATGGACACAGAAAGACAAGCTGCTAACTATAGAGAATCGGTAAATCAAACTTTGGAGTCTGCGAGAAGACAACATTTAAGATCAATACAGGCAACAGAAGCAGAGTTTGAAAACAGAAGAAATGTTTTACAAAGTAATATTAATCAAGCATATAATCAAATACCAAGTTTAGGGCAAACACTATTAGGTATTGCATCTAGTGGTTTGCAATCTTATGTTGGAATAGCGAGTGGACTTTAAATGACAAACAGTTTTCAAAGTACTGCATTTCGTTCTTCTGCTACACCAGTAGAAACTTTTGTTCAACAGCCAAGAGTATTACCAAAAACAAATACAGAAGAATTAGCTGATATTTTAAAAGTTGTTAATCCAAGCATACAAAAATATCTTGGCTTACAAATAAAAAAAGAAGCAGATGCAGCAGCATCAAAAGCTATTAATGATGCTTTAGATGATTCAACAGACAATTTTGCAGAAACAACAAAATTCTTAAAATCTAACGAGATGATAGGTGGTAATATTTTTTACGATAAGGTTTATAGAAGAACTAAAGCAACAATTTTAGGTGGTACTATTGAAACAAATTTAAAAAATTCATATAGATCAACAGATATAGATGGCATACCTTTATCAAATTTTTCTTTAGATTCAGAAGAATATCAAAACTGGTTTAGTACAGAAAAAAATAAAATTATTGATTTACTTGGAGATGTAGATGAAGATACATTTTCAAAAAAATTCATGCCTTATTTAGTCAATGCGACTAATACAATGAATGACTTTCATTTAAAAGAACATAAAGCATTTCAAGTAGATAGATTAAATACAGAAGCAGTTGGACTTGCTCATTCACTAATTGAATTAAATACTTTCAATCCCAACGCAGATGACTTTAGTAAACAAAAATTTAATTTATTTTTAAGTTCTATAAATCAATTTGAAAACGATATAAATAAATTAGGTTTATCAACAACAGAAAGATCAAAATTAAATAAAACAATTCTTGATAGTGCTGCTGACAAGGCAAGAGAAATAGGTTATCAAACAGGAGATAGTGATATAGCTTTAAAAATATTTGATTCAATAAATTTATTTCCTTATGGTAGTAGTGGAAGCCTTAATCTTACAAACCACCCAGATTATATAGATAAAAGATTAGAGCTATTAGAAAAAGTAGAATCTTATACTGCAAGCAAAGACAGTAGAGATGCAGCAAAAATAAAAAGACTTAAAGAAAAAAACTTATCTGATGGAATGTTTACTGCTGCAAAACTTTTTCAAGCAGGGGAAGGAGAGGAAGCTAATAATCTTATTGAAGAATTAAAAATTAATAATCCATTACTAGCAGCAAAAATAGATAGTAATGTAGCAGCTTTAGATGGAGATACTTTAGAAAGATATGCAATTATGCTTGAAAATATTACCTCTGGTAATGTATATGATACTTTGGCTGACGCAAGAACA